GCGGCTGGAAGTCAAGCGCCACGCGCCCACACTTTATATTTATTTCTTTTTAGCTTTTTAGTTTGTGCGCTCGCTTTTGCTCGCTCGCTCTTGTGGAAAACACCCAATTAGATCGCAACTCGCATAGGTTTAGCAAGGCTTTAAACGCCTGTATCCATGCAGGTTTGCGCTTTCTTTTAGCTTTTTATCTTTTTAGCTTGACACTAAAAACACAAGCAATTAGAGTAGTGACAGTTCACTAAGAGCGAACGGCAAACAAAAGATCATTGACAACTAAATAAGATCAGAACGCGATACCCACATTAGAAAAACGGGATTCGGAGCTGATCGCACGGGGTTATCTAACACGCACGCAACGTAGGCGCGAGGGCGCGAGGCGAAGCGATGATAACAGGCGATCGGCAAAGGACTATGCAGGGGTTAACGGCCCTGCACTAACGGTAATGAACGGGAAGGATTGACGGCAACGGCTGTCCGATCGCAAGTATGACAAGCGCTGATAGCAAGGCGCGTAACCGATTTAAATTGAACACTTTGGAGATAGACGACAATGAAAGCACGTTTCGTAACAAATTGCAAAACATGTTCTTCGCCGATTGCAATCGGTGAAGAAATAACTTGGGCTCGGCGTGGCCAGCATAAAGGAACACATCACGCAGCATGTTATCAACCGATGACACAAACAACTAAACCGATCGAGACTAAAACAGAAGACGCGATCGCAACTAAACCGACAGATACGCAAACCATCGATGGTTTGCCGTTGGACAATTACTCACTAGCGCAAACATTGGCGCGAACCTTGGAACCCTTTCTTACAATCCAGCGTGATGAACTCACAGCTGAGTTAGAAGAAAAGCTATCGCAGATGATAGAAGAATCGATCGCCAATTTGCCGCTGAAGACTAAAACCGTCTTCATCCAGCAAGGTCGCACGATTGGCGAAGTCACAGAACAACAGCATGAGCACTTTGAACTGGTCTATAAGCTCGTTCAAGCTAGAATCAACGTATTTCTATGGGGCGAGGCAGGGAGCGGCAAGTCTAGCGCGGCCCGTGAAATTGCTAAGTCTCTGAAACTGCCATTTTACTATCTGGCATTGCAGGCGCAAACCCCAGAATCGCGTCTTATGGGTTATATGGATGCGAACGGCAACTATGTGGAAACAGACTTTTACCGCGCATATAAGCATGGCGGTATTTTCCTTTTGGATGAGTTAGCACTAGGGAACGGCAACCTTTTAGGTTCATTGAATGGCGCGCTTGCGAACGGTCTCGCATCTTTCCCTTGTGGCCAAGTAGAACGGCATCCTGACTTTATCTGCATCGCGACGGATAACACTCCCGGACTAGGCGCAACTAAGGCTTATTGCGATCGCAGGGCATTAGATGCTTCTGTTCGCGATCGCTTTTACCTTGTGCAATGGGACACCGACAAGGCACTGGAACATGCACTTGCCGCGAACCATTTCGAACATGCACCTAAGTGGGTTAATTGGGTGCAAGCAATTCGCAATGCCGCGCAAACAGTCTCGCCGTCGCTGATCGTAACGCAACGCGCATCGATCGAAGGTTCGCGCATGTTAGCAGCTGGCCTAGACGTTGCCAACGTTGCCGAGGGTATGGTCTTTCGCGGATTCGATCGTGTGAGCGTAGGCGCTTTACTTGCACGGCATCCTTTACCAGTATTTTAACTTTCAGAGGTTTTACAAAATGGCACGAATTAGACTTACAGAAAAGCGGGTGATACCTCCGTTTGCGTTGGAGTTACCCGCGTTTTATTCGCTCATTCGCAATGTGGCAACCAGTGGCAAAGATGGTTGGTCGTCACTGAAGGAATCAAGCGACTGGAACGGCAACCTAACATTAGCCCAAGCGATTGATTGCTTGGAACAAGGATGGTTAGATGCGCCTGCAATTCAGGATGTAACCATCCCGAATGCGCCTAACTTCATCCCCGACATTGATTACAACTATGATGTAACCGGGAACAGCTTAGATGTGGCCACATACTTGACAGGCATTCCCGAGCATTGGTTCGCACCCGAGCAAGTGAACCGGCCAAGCGATAACATCGTTAGACTTTCGATCGAAGTTGGCGGTTCATGGAAAATATCCGCAGATGAGTTGCGAAACCGTGGCCAAGCTGTAATCGCTCTAATCAATTCGCTGGAATTGTCCGGCCTGTCAGTCGAGCTAGTGCTAATCAGCTCATGGATTAGTCGCGCAGGAATCGTCAATACCATGCTGTTGCCTGTAAAACGCGCGGGTCAGCCGCTGGATATGAACCGCCTGCAATTCATGCTTATCAATCCAGCCTTTTACCGTCGCTGCATCTTCGCAGTGCATGAGCACATACAAAACAAGTCCCTGAATGAGTGCAACAGTTTCACGCGCACCTACACGCTTCCCGGTTATACCCATATCAATCATGCTGAGGGATTGCACGAAACCCTAGAGGGCGCAATGAACTGGGCGCGATACTTCGGCCTTGGAATCGTCGCAGCAACTCCCGCGCTGGTATAGGCGGGAGTAAACACTAAAACCTAAAAACTCTGAATACTTTGGAGATAGAAAAAATGGACATCCACAAACTGACCATCGCCAATCCCGCTGACGATCTTTTAAAGCGAGCACTCGCCGCGCTGAATGCTCAACCGCGTTTCAAGGTTCCGCCGCTGGCTACTGATAGCTACGCGATCGCGGCGGAAATTGACGATTACTTCCACAAGGTTGCACTTTCGATGGAGGAGGCGGCGCAATGAGCATCCCTCAAACTATAAAGCTACTCGACATCATGGCTGCGGTTGAGCGCGACAATAACGAGGGGTTCTGTCTCGCTTGCGGCATTCTCGCATCTGGCGTCGAACCGGACGCACGCGGGTACAAGTGCGATGCCTGCGGCGAGCTAGGCGTCTATGGGGCTGAAGAGATTCTCATACAGCTTTTCGGCTAAAAACTAAAAACCTGAAACACTTTGGAGATAGAAAAAATGGACACGTTATTTGGAAACACCCAGGCACAGGCGGATTTAAGTTTTCCGCTCACCTTGGCCGAACGGTATCGCCCGTCAACTCTGGATGAGTTTGTCGGCCTGCCGAAAGCTAAACAGCTGTTTAAAAAGTTCCTCGCACACCCGAAAGAATCTAGCTGGTTATTTGTAGGCGCATCGGGCACCGGCAAAACGTCAATGGCGCTCGCGCTGGCCAAGCTGATCCCCGCCGAGCTGCACCACATCCCGAGCCAGAACTGCAACCTTGAAACCATAGAGCGGGTGCGGCGAACGTGCCAGTATGTGCCCGCCGCTGGATTCAAGGCGCATTTAGTTTTAGTTGACGAAGCCGATCGCATGAGCGAAGCCGCGCAGGTTGCGCTCTTGTCTAAGCTCGATGGCACGGACAAGGCCCCGAATACCATCTGGATTTTTACCTGCAACGCTACCGATCGATTCGAGCCGCGTTTCCTCTCGCGTCACTTTCGCGTGGAGTTTTCAACCTATGCGATCGCCAAAGACACGGCGGCCTTTTTAGAAAAGGTATGGGATGCCGAGGCCCCGGAAGCCGCGACGAAGCCGAATTTCACCCGCCTAGTGAAAGACGCCAACAATAACATCCGAGAGGCCCTGATGAGCCTAGAAATGGAGCTGATGGTTGCATGAGCACAATTACACGCGAGTTCGCCCCGGCAGATCGTTACATCTACGATTTTAAATTCTGCAACTTTAAAAATGGTTGGGCACAGCTGGACACCCGCCAGGATGCCAGCTACTACGGCAATTGGATAAACCCGATCACTTTGAAGTTGTTTAGCTACTGTGAGGGTGACACCACACTGACCGAATGCACAGACGCGGCGGATTTCGTTCGCGAGGTCCGCGAGTGCGTCGAATGGCATCGCAACTCCGGTTATTACATCGGCATTGACGGCATGTGCTCAGAGCCGATCATCGAGGCTTTCACCCGCATGGGACTTGCAGAGTTCCTGCACTAGAACTAAAAACTTAGGAGATAGAAATGCCTTTTACTGGAATGAAATTCGAACTTGGCCAAGCATCGGCCACACACGGCGCTATGGGAGCGCTCGAAGACAACAAGATCGCGCCAATTGTCATCTTGGCGCGACACGCACGCGGCGATTGGGGCGACTTGGGCGACGACGACAAGGCCCGCAACAATGCGGCGCTGGTCCCCGATCCCGAGAGCGGCGAATGTGACCGGATCGTGAGTCATTACATCCTGCCGGACAAGCAAGAGGTTCTATGTATCACCGAATGGAACCGATCGCGGACCACAATCCTCCTGCCGTCCGATTACTAAAAACACAGGTAAAACGTTTTACTAACCCCAACCTGGAAGGAAACCCTATGCCACCGAGGAAACCACCGCAGAATGTATCCGACTGGCGCACGCAGCCACGCAACCGAGGCCCTAAATATGGGTCCCGCGTCCTGGTCGGCGGGTATTTTCACCCGGATGTCAAAAAACAGTTGCGGGCGATCGCTATTGCCAATGACACTACCGTGCAACAGCTTTTAATCGAAGCACTTAACCGCACTTTCTTCAAATACGGCCAGCCCTGCATAGCTGGCCACATGCCCAAACCGGAGGCCCCATGAGCTTGACCGAACGTGTACTGGCTTTTCTAGCTCGCTGGTATTCTGAAAACCCCCACAATTTAAAACCTAAAAAGGAGACCATCAATTGATTGTGATTGAACTTATCATCATTGCGTTTTGCATTGCGGTTTGGACGCTGGCCAATGATTCACAGCAAACCACAAGGCATAACGAAGTCAAGCGCCTACTAGAACACAGCAATAGGCGTGACCAGAGGCCCCGATGACAAACACCGCTTGGCTCATCCTGGGTGTGTGTGCTCTGATATTGCACCTTACCCGTAACGACGAAAGGGACAAATGAACAACGGCAAAACTATAGACGAACGGTTGCAATTCCTGCTAACTTCCACCGAATCCCTGCACGCAAGCTGCCAGGAACTTCACGCGGCAGCTGCCGAACAGCGGCGGCAGTCCGAGGAACAGTCGCAGCAACTTAACAGAGAATCGCGCCGCCTGCATCGATTACATGCGGCCTTGCTCGCGTCTATCCGCGCCTTTTTGGAAGCGCCCGAAGACCCGGAAACTTAGAAAGGGATCTAGTTTCCTAGACCCCTTTCGCCCCTAAGCGAGATGTCCGGCCCTGTCCCCTCCCCCGAGGAAAATAGGCCGAACGCAAACAATCTTACCAGACCGGCCAGCTCCCCCAAGTTGGCCCATTTTCTTTTTCTTGACTTCTAAAATCTCCAAAACTTATAATCCTCAGATATGAACGTGATCGCGGTAATTTCGGAAAAGGGCGGCGTGGGTAAAACCACGATCGCCATTGACCTAGCCGTGGCCGCCGTTCGTAAGCAGCTGGCGGTTGCGGTGCTCGACATCGACCCCCAGGCGACGGCTGCAAACTGGCTCGATCGACGCACCGACAAACAGCCTTGGGTAATCGCTACGCCAGTGTCCCGCCTGGTGCCCGTGATCGCCAAAGCTAAAGCGGAGGGCGTCGATATAGTCATCATCGACACGCAGGCGCAATTGTCGATGGATTCGGCGGAAGCGGCGCGGCGGGCTGATCTGGTTTTAATCCCGATCGAACCCCATCTTTTCTCACTCGAAACGGTCGCGAAAGTGGCCGATCTGCTGCGGTATGCCGGTAATCCGGCATCCGCTTACATCATCAACAAGGCTCCGATTCAAGGCCAAGAGGCCACCGAAGCGGCAGCCTTCATCACCGCGCAGGGTTTGACGCTTAGCCCTGTCGTATTGCACACCCGCGCCGCCCACCGACACGCTAGCAATGCTGGCCAGGTGGCGGCAGAGTTCGACGAACACTCAAAAGCGGCAGAGGAAGCCGCGCAGCTCGCAGAGTACGTCTTTCGATTCATCAAGCTAAACGGACGGAGAAAAAACAATGGCAAAGAGTAGCAATCTGGGGAAAGGTCTTCAGGCCCTTAAACAAACAGCGGCGGCGAAGAAAACTAAAAAAGTCAAAGCCGAAACCAACGGCACAGGCAACGGCATGAACGGTCCCCACCGTCCTAAGCTCTTGGGTGCGAATGTCGAGGTTGAAGTTCACCGCGCATTTAAGCAAATCTCGATTGACGACGCTACCAGCATCCAGCGCCTAGTGTGCGAAGCGCTGAACGACTTCCTAGCCAAGCGCGGCAGCAAGGTACGCACGGCTATAGAATAAAGTTTGTCGTTCTATCTCCGGGGATGAGCGGGCATGTCCAGCCGCCCATCCCCCTTTTTTTTGTTTTTAGATCTTAGAACGGCGATGCGCCGCGAGCTGGTGAAAGTTCATCCACCGCCAACGATTCCACGGCTTGATATAGTGCGGCGGGCGCTGTTCACATATCGCGCATACGCACGGAACCCCCAAGTGATTGCCGTACCTGCGCGGCGTATATAAGCTCTGCGAATCGGGCGGCAAACATCCTTGGAGGTAGGTCATATTCTGCCGCAAAATTCTTGCAAAATTCTTGGAACCGGCCAAGGGCAACTTGGAGGGTTGCGGGGGCAAAAGCTCCATTTTCGGCGTGTTCGCTGGCATGGTTATCACCTTCATTGACGCTGACGATCGCTGCGCTATTGGGGGCATTCAGTCTCCTTAGTTTTCTAGCTTGAGCTGCTTCGTGTTTGGCGTGGTGTGCGCCTTTGACGTGGTGCTTCTGTGCGAGATGGATGGCCAAACCAGCCTTATTAACAGCTCTGAAATCGCAGTTCGGACAGTCGATAGTCCCTCGGATCTCCTCGCGCCTTCGCAACGCTTCCTTAGACTTCCCCGGAACGTTGTGAGCGGTCCAGAGATGACGGCCTAGCACTTGAGGACGTTTGAACTTTAGATGGCATTGGGGACATTCAAACGGCGGGCCTAGCTTCTTCGGCTTCTTTGTCTGATAGCGCATCGGCAGGCCTGCGGCCTCGCGTTGCTGGCGAAGCGCTATCGCTGTTCCAGATTTGCCTTTGACGTTGTGCTCGGCGCGGAGATGTGAGCCAAGGCCAGTTCGCTTTTTAAACGTTCGCGGGCACTTGGGGCACTTGAAGGGTTTGGGCGGCGACGAGCTGGCGAGTTCACTCGTCGAGGAAAGCACTAGAGCGGGTGCTGGATCTGGCATTTAAAGTCTTGCACTCCTGCCAGATAGTCTCAGTGCCTTGCCCCTAAAGGTCAACCCTTAGAATTTTAGAAACTAGATTCGTTCGCTATCTTTTCGCCTTCGATCGCTGCGGGATCTTCGCGCCCGATCGCCGCGCCGTGTCGAGCGCGATCGCAATAGCTTGCTTGCGGGGTTTGCCCGCTGCCTCTTCCGTCTTGATGTTCTTCCCGATCGTTTTTTTAGAAGTTCCCTTTTTTAGCGGCATCGCGTCTTTTCCCTTCTGGAGTGTCGGCGGCGGGCAATTGTTGCGCGGTTGCTGGCTCGATCCCAACGATGGCAATGGTGGTGCCCATCGAATTCGTGCCGCATGTCCCGGCGCATTGGTAGACCACATAAATTTTGTCGCCTAGAGTAACCGGCGTCTGGTGGTGGGTAAAGTCGGAACATCTTGTCACACCGCTGCCTAGCGTGCAGGTTAGTGCTGTGGGAGTGGCCCCATCATAGACGGTGACGGTCACCGTGTTACCTGCGGCTGGGGCAGCGCTAGTCATCGTGAATAAGCCTTCCAGAATCCCTGTGCTTATTGCGCTGTTCGCCATCAGCGGCACGGTAGCCGTAAAAGCCCCTGGCGTTCCGATCCAGTAATTCGTCCCCGCCGTCATGGTTTGAAATGCGGGCGGTGTAGACCACTGGATATAGCCGCCGCTGGCTACAACAGGCGTGCTGCCTCCGATCACTGGCGTGCCGCCGCTGGCAACCGGCGTGCCCGGTGCGCCGTTGATTATCGGCGTACCGCTATTGACAATCGGCGTGCCGCTTGTGCTGGTGACAACTGGCGTTTGCGCGGATGCGATCGCGCCTATGAATAGCACTAGGGCTATAAGCGGCTTCATGGCGTGACTCCCACTTGTGCGTTGAACCCGCCGCTTAGCAAGTTGCCGCATGTGCCTGTGCATATCGCTACAATCTGGATCTTGTCACCCTGATTCACGGCGACAGAATCGGCTACATCCGTACAAGTTGAGCTGCTGTTGCTGAGGGTGCAGGTTATCGCAGTGGCCACAGCATTCACATAGACATATAGCGCCACCGTGTTCCCTGCGGCGAGTGTTCCCCCCACGTTTGCAATGAAGGTGTGCAGATGGCCAGTCTCAAGGGCTGGCGCGAACATAAGCGTACTCAACGTGGATACAAGAGCTACCGTTGCGTTGGTTGGCTGGATGGCATATGCCGATCCCGCCGTCATGGTCTGATTTGCGTTTGTGGTTTGCCACTGCATGTACCCCACATTTCCGGTCGCCACTTCCGCGAAGATCGCGCCTATTGTGGTCCCCGAACATGTCCCGCTACACGTCGCCATCACTGTTACAATATCGCCTTGGTTCACGGCGGCGCTGTGCGTGAAGTCGCTGCACGACCCTGGTGTGATTCCTGCCATCACGCAGGTGATCGCGGTTGCCGTGCTGTTCACCCAGACGGTGAATGTGACGGTATTCCCGGCGATGAGCGTACTGGTGGTGACGGCGAAGTTTTTTAGGGTGCCGGTATTCAGTGAGGAGTAAACAACGTTGCTCGCCGCTGACGCCACCATTCCGCCGCCGAAGTAGCCAGGGACATAGTAATTCGTGGCCGGAGCCATGCTAGTGCCGGTGAAATTGGTGGCATGGGTGATTATTCCCTGCGGCCCGGTTTGAGCCATGCAATAAGCGCCGCACAGCAAAACTAAAGCTAAGATCCGTTTCATATCACTGTTTCCCGGTGTAATGGAAAATCACCCTGGTTGTGCCGTCGCCCGCCGTGTAGCTGACTAAGTTGATTCTTAGATAGAGCACAGGTTTCGAGACGATATGCTCCATGTACGCGGTTGTGCAGCTGTTGGTTGCCGGTGAAGTCACGTCCAGCCCATACCATGTGCTGTTATCGGAGCTGCCCTCCACGCGGAACGTGCAAGCGGTTGGCGCGGTCCCGTTCACGCTGGCGTCGATCGTGTAATTTTGCGGACGGGCTGCGACGTTCGAAAACTGCAAAGGGATAAGCGGCACGGCGGCGGTCACCGCTGGAAAGGTGTAGAGCAGGTTATTCGGCGCTTGAACCTGCGCCGCCGCCGTCGCACACACTAAACTAAAAACTAAAAACGCTAGCTTTCTCATGTTTAAGTCTCCTTAATTTGCGATCGCACGATCGCTATATCGTCCTTGGCCCGGTTCGGGACTTGGATCTTTGCCCATGCTGAGTCTTCCATCGCATCGGCGGCGGCGGGGTAGTCCTTGCGCTCGAATGCCGCGATGGTATCGACAAACTTAGACAATTTGGTTGGCCCCAGGTTATAGATCATGTCAACGATCACGGCTTGTATCTCGTCCGGGTGCTCGTCGAAATTGCCCACAATTCCCGGTGCAAGCGCGATCGCATCGTTGAGGTCTACCTCAAACAGCGCTTCAATGTGAACGTCTGTCAGTCTGACCAGGCCCGCCAGCACGTTATCTAAATCGAGACCCAGGGCGATGAAGCGGCGGCGAATGCCGGGTACTTCAAAGAGCTTGTCGTCCTTGTCGCGTAGCGCCAACAAGCGCCCAATGCCCACCGTTGGGTTGCCGCCCGTGTCGTTGTAGACGACATAGCGGATGCCCTCATGCCGCCTGACGAGATCCGCCGTGTACTGCCGGTTCATGGCTTCCCCTTTTGCACGGAGTTTTTTAGATCGGCTTTAGTTTCTGCGATGGTGTCCTGGCTCTCCTGCAATTCCGCTTGGGTGCTTTTAAAGCTGCCTACCACCTGGCGGCCCCAGGGTGATTTGAGGCACAGCGCCCCCACCGTCATCAGCGCCCCTTGCGCAAAGAACTTCCAGAGCTTGCCAGATCCGAAGTCACGCGGGAATTGATACTTCGAGGGGTCCATTGCGGCGGCGAATGCTCCAGCAATCCCCCCACCAACACCGCCGATGATGAGGGTCTTAATCCAGCCCTTCGCGCCCGTTACCTCTGCTGCCATGACACTCCCCCTTTAGTGAATCCACCAACACACAATCGAGGTGTCGGCGTTGTTGCTCGAATTGATAACGAAGCTGGTCCCCGGTGTGATCGTGCCCACGGAAAGGATTCCTAACGTCCCTCCTGCTTGGCAGTTGGTGAGCGTGTACGTTAGGGTGCTGGTCATCGCGGCGGCGGCGGTGGTGCTAACTGTCACCGTGCCTGCTACAAGAGTCGCCCGCCCCTGATTCGGCGGATGGAATCCGCCATTGAATCCGCTGAGGTCAATATCCGATCCGGCAGGCAGCGTGTAGGTCGTGTGAACGGGCAGGCTTAACGGCGTGCCGCCGTCACACCGCCAAGTCTCGTTTATCTTGGTCGGCTGCACGCCTGCGGCGGTGTTCGATGAGGTAGACCAGCCGCATCCGGTGCTGTTGGTCGTGGTGCCGTTCCACCACGCGAAATAGTCGTACCAGCCTGGAGGACCGTTGAAGGTGCCCGCTGCGGTTGCGGCCAGCCCGTTTCTATTCCCCATGCGTGAACCCTGCGCCCCCGTGCCGGTGTTATAGCTGACGAACTGCACGGCGTTGTTACCGCTGGCTTGAAAACTTGCTTGCCACTGCGATACGGCAGCGTTCCACGATTCAAAACTAAGTCCGGCGTTAACCCCTGTATTGGCTGGCGATCCTCTCAAGCAAACCCGCGTGAGGGTGTGCCCTGAGCCCATGTCATAGAAGCAATGCTGCGAGAGGTACTGATGGCCCATATAATCGCCGGTCAGCGGGTCCGGGCTTGTGTTGTTGTACAAGCTCCAATAGTTCGTCGTGCTGCTCGCCATCGCGGTATCGTTCGATGGGTCAATATAGGTCACCTGTGCATAGGAGCTGTCGAGCGGATACTGCACCGCGAAGACATGCGGCGATCCGGTGTTGAGAATTTGCCCGTTAGCTACGCTGGTTGTTTCTGCGGCGGTTGTGCCCGCAGTGTTATTAACCCCCAGGATGGCACTCCCGAACACTTTGATGTAATCCTGACCGTATATCTCCGGGTTAGTCGGTCCCCAATACTGCATACCTTCAAATAGTGAGGTCGAGTTAGCCTGCGCTTTTTGGGCTCGCGTCCAGGTTGAGTAGCCATTCGGGATCGGCCCCATGAGAAACGTCCCACAAGTGTAGTTAGTACCGTCCACGCAGTAGCTTGCCCAGCCCGTTCCCGGAGGTCCAAGCGATGAGGGGTGCCAGCTCTTGATCGTGACCGGCCCATAGCTGCCCTGCGGCTGCATCGCGATGATCGAGCCAGCGGGCCATGCAGTGTTTGTTACCGTGCTGCCTGCCTGGTTGCGTGCTCTAATCATCACTTGCTGCGTAGTGCCAGAGAAGACCACCAGCGCCAGCTCATAACTCCCACGGGTAATGCTCGGGACTGCCGTAGATGGGGCGCTGCTGTTAACTAAAAAGTCCGCTGGCTCGATGTAGTAGAGGCCGCCCTGCGTGTTCGATGGAATGTCGGCGGGATCGTTGATGTACGGGAACGCATAGGCTGTACTGGCCACGGGCGCGGTTGCGGTCGGCGCGGTGCCGGTGATCGTCCCGGTTAAAGTCGTCCACCAGGGGTAACCCACATCCATGAGCGCCGGATTTACCGGGATACGGTTGTTTATGGGATAGCCCTCGCAATATAGATCCTCGATTAAACCGCCCTGGTGATTCGTGATATAGACGCAAGGGCTGTACCACAGCGATTTAAGCGAGCCGCCCTGCACCTGGAAGGTGTCGCCGCCCACGGTCAGCGCCGCGCCCCAATACTCAGGCAGAAGTGTGGGTGCAAAGGTAAGACTGCTCGGCGTCTCGGTGTCAGTGATCGTTGTAGCTGCGGTCACCGTGTATTGCGTGCCGGTCGGCGTGGTGTTGGTAAGTCCGGTAATTTGATAGAAGCCATTCAGCGCCGGGTTATTCGTCGCGCCGCCTAGCTGGAACCAATGCCCTACTACCTGCGGCGAGATTCCATTATTTGATGGCCCGTTGTTTCCCCCGTTGATGACGAGGCTTAGCGTGGTGCCGTTGGCTGTCATCGCCGCCACGGTTTGCGGCGTCACCCAGTTGGCACTCGGGTAAACACCGTTCGGGCAATTGCGAACGGAGTAGCAATAACCGTTAGCGTCCTGCCCTGGCGAAGCTACGGACGTGTCAAGGAAGCGATTCTCATTCCCTGGTCCGACGACTGACCATCTGTTTGTGTCCCATTCCGTCGCGATTACTCTTAGCCGCTCTGTGTTCCCTGCCGTTGCCAGTCCCCGGTTGCCGTTGCTTCCGCGAACTTTAAACACGGTGAAGCCCACCGCGTTGAGTAGTTCTAAGAGCGTGCCGGACGAGAAATGTCCGCCTGGGGCATGGATCGTTATGTTTTCGATTGACCCTTGGCACGACCATTGATTCGGCTGCGGCCCTACCCCGCCTGATACAACTACCCCGTCATAGTTCACGCCTGCGGTTGTTCCCACGTAGAGAAGCGATGCGCCCTCTCCATCGCCAATCAAGTGCAAGTTGCAGTTCATTCTTAGCGGCGCTTCGAGATAGTAAGTGCCTGCGGGAACCCAGATAGCCGGGTTTCCGTGCCCCTGCGGATTCGCGATTGAATAGGCGATCGCCGCATTGATGGCCGCCGCCGATGGCCTGACCCCCAGAGGATCTGCGCCGCCTGCGAACATCGGATTCTGCACGTTCACCTTGGGTAACGGCGTCATCCATCCGGCTTGCCCGATGATGTCGCCCGCCGCGTCGGTGTAGATCCTGTTCGGAGATGACACGGCAAAGTTTGAACCGCCGTTCATCTGCAAGTCATAGAGCTGCCCCGCTGGATTGTTCGCGGTGCCGCCCTGCGCCACGCAAGTGTTTGTGCCCGGTGAGTACACCATCCCCGGCGTGCAGTTTGGCGGCCACACCACATTCGCGGGCGGGATCTGATCGAATCGCACGCAGGCGTTGGCTGCCGGGTTGTAGACGCCCATTGGCTGCTGGCAGCTCGGGATCGGCCACACGATAGCCGATGAAGGAAGCGAGCCGATATTCTGGCAGTTGTTCGCGCCTGGTACATACGCGGCGCTGGTGGACAGGCAGCTCGGGACCGGCCAGCGGATCTGATTCCCTGGGTTGATCTGATTCTGCGAAAAACTAAAACACCCAAAACTAAAAAAACTAAGTATTAAGAGTAACTGCCTGGTATATCGCATACGCATTATCCCCGATTTCCAGCTGGTAATTGAGGCTTATGGTGCGTTGCGAGAGCGTGAAATGAAGTACAGGGATTTGAAATATGCCGTTGACGAAAAACCAGAAAAACCCCCCCTGTTGGGGTGACTGGCTCAGACTGAAGATCGGCCCTGGCGAAACAACAACCCCGCCATCGGTGGTCATGTACGGCAGAACCGGGACAATGGGGATCGTCATTTCAGGGCCTTAGTTCAACGATGTGGCGACGTACGACGCGCAGAGGTTGTCACCTATGGCGGTGTCGAATGTCAGCGTGATGGTTTGGCCGCTCAAGCTGTAGTGCAGCGGGTTGAGCAACAGCGTGCCGTTGTAGAAAAGCCCTATGATCTGGCCGTTATAGGGCTGGCGTGTGAGCGTGTAGACGTTCCCTGGCGGCGCTGAGAGCGCTTTATAGCCTGTGGGCATGGACGCGATCGGCGGCATTGGCTTGGGGCGGGTTGGCTTCACGAAGCCAAGCTCGGTCAGCTTCACAATCAGGTCGTTGATGTCGGCCTTCTGCTGCTGAGTCAGCCCCGGAAGGATGATCCAAATATCCGCCGTCACGAACTGAAGCGGCGGTACTCCGATGCCTGGGGCCACCTGTTGCGCGTTGCTTAGATCTATAGTTTGCGTGCCGGTGAACTGGTAGATTCCCGATTGCACGATGTTCTTTTTGTTGTCCTCTATGGTGATGCAGTAAAAGGTCTGATTCAGCGGCGTGATCTGATCGTTACCCCACAACAACAAGCCAGTGTCGAAAGTCCCATCTGCGAGCGAATACGCGATCGGCCCCACCTTTGCGAGCATCGATGTGCCCTCGATCATTGGCAGGACAGCGCCGAAGCCAAACAACACAATCGTGACCGTGCCCTGCTGCACGGCATTGCCGTTTATATCCTGCAAGGTGCAAGTTAGCGTGATGTTCGGCGTGGCCATTCATGCCTCTCAGTCGTACACCATCATGGAACCGATAATCGCTCGGCGCTTGTGTGCGACTTCCGCACGCAGCACGTTATCTGTGAACCACTGGCGCATGGGCTGGTCTATGAACTGGTAGTACAGGGCCTTGTCCACGATCCGCCCTATCTCGTCGGCTTGGCCAAAATAAATGTCGTCGATCGATCGCGCCAGTATCTGAAACGTTTGGCTGTAGCAGTCGAACAGCGGCGCGGCGGTCGGCTCATTGCCGCTCACGTCGCCCGCCCGCTGTATCGCGTCGATCCAGCTCCCGTCATGCCAGCCGCCCACAACCCGGTTGCGGATGACATAGGCCACCGCTTTCATCGCCGCGATGCTGCCGGTGTGTAGGGCCTGCTGGTAGGCGAAGCCGAACAACTGAGCGCGTTGGAATTGATCGAGGGTCACTGCTGCTCGGCCCCCCCGCTCTTGCCGTGGCCTTTTAGCACCCGTTCTTCGTGCGGCGTTTCGAGATATTCCATCCCGCCGCCGCGCTTGTGTTGCAGACAAAGCCCGCTCACTGAGGCAGAGCAAACCGGACAGATAACCGATAGCGTCTCCTGGTCATACTGGTCAAAGCTCATGCGTTCCCCCTGTTGTTCCGTAGATCGTAGAGCTGTTGAAGATACCACTTCGAGGCGCTGCGCTCGTTCACGGGAAATGCCTTGTGCGCCTCGGTCTCGGTGATGACGCCTTGCGTAATCATCGCGAGAAGCGCCGTGCGCCAGCCCAGATATTTTGCATACTTCGGCACTCCGTATTCGGTGAATCGCATCATCATCCATTCGGTGCCCACGGGGAATTGCAGCGTGGCGACTTGCAGTTTTTTATCTTGCGTGTGGTATGGCCCTGGCAGGATCAGATCCGATTTGTTGGGGTTCTCGATGAGCACGGCCACGCGCCCCATGATGGCGTAACGGTACAGCTCGACGCGCCCGTGACCGATGATCTTCTCCAATCGCGCTATGAACTGCGCGGGGGTTAGCAGCTCGCCGTAACGCTCGTCTTCATTCTCTTTGCCGATCCAGCGCCCCTGGCCGTCCCATTGGTCTTTGCGCGTGGCCATCGTATTCAGCTCATGGAGCATCAGGCTCTTTTCTATAAATTCCTGAGAATTTCTAGATTCTTGAACTTCATCTTTTAATTTTTCTAAAGCCTCAGTCACACGCGGATGCTGCCAAAGCAGCTGCTCAGGACCGATGTAAAAGTAATCGTCGTCTTTTAGTTGTGGGGTGAACCCGCCCTTGTCGATGTCCTCCGCCGCCTTGCGTAGCTCGTCGTTCATCCAGTGTTCTTTCGGTGCGGACTGGTGTTCAACGGGAATGACTACGCTCGGCGCTTCGCCGTTTTTGATTTCTTCGCTCATCGGTTGTAGTACCTACCTTCCAGCAAGTGCTCTGCCGTTCTATAGCCTGCTGCTAACCCAACACCTGTCAAACCTGCGCCCACCTTTACGCCCGTCTTGATGCGGTTAGTACGGCGCACGATGTTGTCAGATTGGATCTTTGCCGCGTCTACTTCGTTCAACAGATCGCGGGCGCGGCCAGGGCCAAGGGCTTCCTGCAAACGTTCATCATCGTGCATGTCGTGCAGATGATCGAACAGCTGTTGGATCTTCAGGCTTTCGGGTGTGCCTACTCTTCCCGGCGTCACGTCCTGCGGGCGCATCCCATCGGTGTTGTTCCGGATTACCGCTGTCAATTCGTCCAGCGCATCGCTCTGTTGGCGTAGGGCTTCGGGAGTTTTCGGCGTGGCAACTTGGGCGCGGTCCACATGGCGGAGCAAGTCTTGCGCGTGCCCTTCGCCAAGCGCGGACTGCAATCTCCCGCTGTCATACATCGCATTCACGCGGGCTTCTAGCCGCCCTGGATGCACGGTCTCTGGCGTGGCTGGCTCGCCTGCCTGCCGCAGCTCGGGACGCAGGCCCTGCGTGGTCTTGCGGATGTGGTTCGAAAGTTCCTCTACACCTTTGTGTTGGCGATAGAGGTTATTCGCCTCTTTGATTAGGTCGGGATCTAAGCCTTTCCCGCGCAGCTCTTTGATCGCCTGTTCCATCGAGGCTTGCTCGGCATTCAGCCGCTCTACCAGGCGGCCCTCTTCCTCGGGATCTGTGCCGGTGACGTTCCGCAGCGCATTATTTATATTTTTAATTTTTTCGCTATAGGTCTGAAAGCGCCGGCCACCTAGCGCCTCATCGAGTTGTTGATAAGTCCCCTTCGCTTTGTCCTCCAGCGAATCTGACAGTTTCAAAGCTGCATCGCGGATGGATTGGGGTTCCTCCACTTTTAGAGTCGTGTCCTCGCCGGACTTGCGGATCACGTCGCGGATTCCCTTTTGCAGATTGTTTTGCGCTTCCGCCGCCGCTTCTGCGGTCGTCTGTCCAACCGCCGCGGGCTGGCGCAGCGCATTCGACAAGTGCTCAGATACGTCGCGGATCGAGGGGATGTCATCCGGCAGTGGGACGTTGCGATCGCCCGCAGCGCCTTTGAGGATGCCGCGTATTCCCTGCATCAGATCCTCTTGCACGCCCTGCTGCGCGGTCGCTCCGGTCCACAGCTCGCGACCTGTGCGGCCTGCGGCACGCACCACACCCGGCAGCTCGGGCACTGCGCCCAACGTGCCGCCGATCGCCGCGCCTTCCAAGCCCTTTACCGGATCGCCGGTCTGCGCTGTTGTCACCCCTCCGCCAACTGTCGCCCCCTCGGTGCCCGCGACAATGCCCCTTCGCAGCGCATTCATCAAGGAAGTATCGCCTTCCACAGTTTTTAAAAAAGGTAAAACCTTCTGCAATCTTTCAGCATAGGAAAGCTCTTTCAAAGCTGCGTCGCCTGTCGCAAATTCGGCTAGGCCCTCCATCACCTTTCCGGCCTTCTCGTCCGGTGTAGATCCACCCTCAGCTATCGCCTTCATACGATCTAAAAATCTAAAATGCCTCTCGTCCGGCGCTTCGCCTGTCACCCCTCTAACTGCCAGATCGCCAAGGCTCGCGGCAGTCCCTATCCCGCCGCGTATCATGCCCGCCACGGTTCTCGTTGTGTACCCCTCTGGCCCGCCCATTCCCCCCATCGTGTCTAGGATCTGTTCGGGCAGGCCCTGCGGCACTGGTTTAACCGGCTGCATTGTGCCCGTGCCGGTGCCGCCTGGTCCTGCTGCGCCTGTTGTTGACGTTTGCCCTGCCGCCATCTGATCGAAGATGGTTCCCCCTCCAGCTCGCGGGGGAGCTGCGGCGGCGGGCGGCGCAGCTGGCGGCGGCGCATCCCCGCCCGGTGCCTGTCCTGCCGCCATCTGATCGAAAATGGTCGTGCCCATTTCAAAACCTTTCTATTTTGTGACTTGTGAAACTTGTGGAACTTGCCACCCCTTAGCTTCTGCTGCGGCCTGTGCTTTCTTGGGATCGCCCCCTGAGACATCGAAGAAGATTTGTGCGGTGTTGTGATCTAGCGCCTTGCCATTGCCCACGGGCAGCGCCGCATCTGCGGACAGTCCCATGTTGTGCATTTCGTTGACGGTGTTCACAAACAGCGTGCGGCGGGAATTTAAAGCGATTCGCGCATAGCCCCTGATCTGGTCCGGCGTGATTACATCGCCCTCTTTGGCTTCGAGCAATTTCTGCCGTAAATCGTCCAGCCAGCCTCGCGCCTGCTCATGCTGTTCGATCATGTTCTTTGTGATTCGCACCGATCCACCCATGCCCTTAACCGGCGCTACGCTTAGGCCGATCGCGTTGAATAACCCGGTGACCGATTCCGCGCCGGTCATGGGCTTGCCTTGCGAGAGATTGTTAAGCGTGTCCTGAAACTGGTAGGTGGCCGCTTCCGTCGCAGCTAACCCGTCAAAATTTCTCTTGAACGCATTCAGCTTCTTGTTGTATTCCTTGATTCCGCCCATGCCTTCAACGTCCGGCTTGAACCCGGTCGCGTCCGGCGTGGCCTCTATCTTCGCGCCCGCCCGCTTCTCTTCGGCCTCCGCGTTCCGCAGATTCGTTTCGGCCTGTATGTTCCCAAGTGTCGCGTTCTTGGTCTTCACGTCCAGGTCTGCGATCCTCCCCGCTACTCTGGCCTGTTCCTCGGCTGTGGTGGTCTTCGCTATCTGCTCGCGTCTTGCCAGCGCCGCGCCTGAGTCAAGAGTCCATTTGTTGTTGACCATTTCCAGATCGCGTTCTGTGGAGCCCTCGGCCATCGGCACGTTAACCGTGTGCCCGCCCTCTTTGGAATCGTCTTGAACCCATTGCCTGCCGGTGGTGCCTGCGGGCAGTGGCGCGTCCAGGCGATCGGGCGGGACTTCCCAGAACTGCACCCCTTGCGCGGTGTGAACCGGCATGATGTTGGCATTCTGTGCGTGCATTTTTAAAACGTTCGGCGCTACGTCTTTCAGCGTGTGCCAGTCGTCGCTTGTGTAGAAACCGGGAAGCGGATGGCCGCCCATCGCCTTGTAACGGTCCTGCTGTTCATCCGCGAATTTCTCTTTCTCGGCGGTGAACTCGAAGCCTTGGCGATCGTGCGCTAGACTCATCTCCGCGATCTTCATTTGCTGAATCTGCATGGTGGCCTTGTCGATCTTGGCCTGCCGCTGCATCTGCCATGTTTTCGTTGCTTCCTCGTCCTTCAGCGCATCCGCCTGCTGCCTGTCGTTTATTCCCCCCTGCACTGAGGCTGCAAAGGCCCTTGCGTGGCCTCCTGGCCCCTGACCGGCTGCTAACCCTCTCCCCGCGCCCTGGAGCGCTGCTGCGCCCACCCTGGCCCATTGTTGGGCATGTGTCATGGGCGGGTGCTGAATGAACTTGTTGCCGTCCTGGTCGATGTAGACTTCCCCGCCCTGGGTGCCGGTCAGAAACTTGCCTACCTCGTCTATGACCCCTTGCATCCCGTGGCGTCTCAGCGGCTGGAGAACGACCGGCGCGGCGCTCGGGGTTGCCGGTGCGATACCCTGCGCGGTCTGCCATGCCTGCGTCTCGGCCTTAGCTGCCGGGTGCGAAGCCGCGATCATGGCATCGCTCGGCGGCGCGGGCGGATTGCTGCCAGTGGTCGGCGGCGGCGAGCTGGTGCCGCTGTCCGCTGGCGGCGGCGGCGGCGGCGGTGTCGCCGTCGAGGGTCCAACTCCGATGTCTGGTGCGTCTGCGTCTGCCATAGTCCCGCCTTAGATGTATTCAGAGCCTGAATTTTGGGTCGCTTGATAAACCCCTTGATAACCGCTTGTATCAGCGCCGCTCCCCGGCGCTAGGCTCCCCCCAGGGCCATCCCTCCTATCTCGCCCGCCGCTCCGATCGCCGCATTGATCCAACTGTTGTTTTCCTGCGCGATCTGGTTTGCCGTCGAAGCCGCCGCACCCCCGGCGCTGGTGGCCGCCCCGGAGAAGCTAACCGGGCTTACCATCTGCGCGGTTGTGTTCATCCCCTGCGCCGCATTCAGCCAGTTTTGATAGCCCTGCGTGTATGACGACTGCGTAATCCCTAGCCGCTGGCTGGCCTCCTGGCTGGCGGCGCTAGACGCCAGCTCTCCCTTGATCGTCGCCGTGGCCCCGCTCGGGATCGCGATGTTTCCGCCGCCCTGCGCGGCCAGCTGTTCGCCCACCGCTTGCGCGGCCTGCCCGTAGTTCTGCGCGGTCTGGTCGGTAACCTGGGTATTCAGGTTGGCTTTTTCTTCCGGCGAGAATCCCTCCTGGTCCGGCCCTTTGGCGAAGATCGGCGCATATACGGAGCGCATCTGCGCGAGAATGTCTTGATCCTGACCCCAGGATGTCTGCTGTTCCTGCATAGCCTCAGACATGAACTGCTGCTGCTGCTGCTCGATCTGCGTCTGTTGTGGAGCTGCGCCGCACATAGTCAGACCCCGATTTCTTTCTCCAACCTAAAATCTTTAGTTTTCGAGAAATTTAGTTTTTTCATCGCGAACGAGACCAGGCCCTGAGAGTGACTGTCAAAAGCCAGATGACTAACCCCGTGGTCGCGCAGCTTCCCTTCTAGCCAGTCCAGCCCCACCATCAGCGCCCGCCCTACTCTCAGCGCCTGATCGCGTGTGTATTCGGGCGCAAATTGGATGTGAATGTCTACCGAATTTGCATCCATCTGGTGCAGCTTCAGAAAGAAGACTCGCCCCTGGCCATCGAGAAGCACGTAACTATCACGGGTCGCGGTTTGTTCCAGCCAGAAGTCCGGCGCGGTTAAATCCTTGTGGTCGGGATCGGCCAGCGTCCAGTTAATCGCAAACGTGCGATCGGTCTCGTCAACCGGCCTCAGCATATAGCGATCAAAGTGGAATGTGCGGCTGGCGCTCATGGCAGGATCGACCTCCGTGTAGGCACGATGGTTTTCCCGTAAAACTGGCGGGTGATGCCGTCAACGTCCGTGGACATGGCGGGCAGCGACGAAATAAAAACCGGGCTTAGTTTTAAATGCTGCGGCAGATCGGGCGGCATCTGCGGCGGCGGCTGCACGGGCAGCGGCGCTGTTATCCGGCGCATGTTCGACGTGTCCACAGCTCGGCTTTGTGCGGGGGTTGGCATTATCCGGGTTGCTCCTTCCGTTCTCCGTACTTCGCGCCGTAGATGGCGTGCGACAACAGCTCGTCGCCTTCCGCCTGGTCCGGCCAGCTAATCAGGATCTGGCAGTGCGTGCATTTCGGGCATTCTCCGTCCTGGCTGGTAACGTAGCGATCGGAGTAAAGCGTCTCCGATGCGGAGAGGGTCGGCGGGTCCACGCTGGTGTAGTCCAGCATGTCAAATGAAATCGTGGCGGATTCCGCTATCTCGTCGTAGAGCATCCCCACCTGGGGCCGATCGCCGGTCAGAATCGAGTCCAGCTCGATGTGCGCGACCTCCGCGACTTCGCCGGTCTGACACAACACCACGTTGCCTAAAACTCCGTAGCAATTCCCCTCCCCATAGGTCTTGCCGTTGTCCGTGAACACCGAAGTATCCCGCATCAGGATTTGCCCGGTCCCCTCGGCGTATGAGACTGTGCCGGTCTCGGGGACGGCGGGCGTTATCTCGGGTAGCAAGCTCTTGACCTGGTTTAGCAGGATGCGATTGCCGGAATAGCCAACAAGAATGAACGACTGCCCGTTGAGCGCGGGCACGGTGGTAAGCCCGTTGAGCGTGACCGTGATTAACGGGTCCACCAGCGGCGCATCGAGAGTAAGCGTGATCGTCGCCAGAGGATTGTCTGAGGGGTCACTGGCAAAGCCAATCAGGATTTGAATTTCCTGTATGTTTCGCGTGCCCGAATCGTTGGGGCCTACTAACAATTCCCATTGCCCGGTGGCTACTTCCACGCTCTGCACGGCGCTGGTGCCGCCTACGATCGCCGCGAACGGCGACCAGAGAAAACCCGTTTCAGGCGGCGCAACCGGCGAGTATCTAAACCAGCCCACCGCACCATCCGCAACATAGAGCGCGGTATCTCCCGATTTCTTCTCGTGCCAAGTGACATAGGTTGTCGCTGGATCGAAAAGCGTATCCTCAAAACCTCCGGTGCTCATCTGCGTAAACTGGTCCCCGATCGGGAAGCCATATTCGACGTAGCCAGCTCCGGGGTCCAGCTCTGCCCCCTTTTGATTATTTGTAAAAAGATAAAAAGTAGAACCCACAACTTCTATAGCGTCATAATTTAAAACCCCTAAATTTTTCATGTAGACAACCGGGTAGAACGGCTCCGCAGCCGTGCCGTTGCCCAGGATGGCGTACACGTTCGCGGTGCCGAAGACCAACAGCGCCGCATCGTTGGTCACCGATGAGACCAGGCGGGTTAATTTCTCGGAGAACTGCAACACGTTATTGCCGGGGAAAGCCGTTAGCCCGTTGCCTACAACCGTGTCCGGCCCGCCGCTCCAGATCACTTGCGAGCCGTTGCTAATCATCCAGACACGCTGCAAGTGATATTCCGGCGCGGTAGCGCCCACGGGCGGCGGGTTGTTCGCGCCTATGGCATTCAGGGGAGCTGAAATCAAAGGATTGAGCGCGGCGCTGGTCGGGTCGGTGTCTACGAATGTCCAGCTGGTTGCACTGCCGGGGATCGGGTTGGGGATCGAGGCACGAAACACCATCACCGCGCCGCCCTGGTCGGTGCGCCAGATCCAAATTTGATCGCATTGCGGATCTGCCGGACTGTTCCCTATGACGTTCACAGAGAAGCCGCCAGCTGGCCCCAGGATGCCGTTAGGGATAACCGCTGCCGGTGACGCGGTAGTTATGCTGCCGTCCACACAATGAAACGAGTAGGCGTATTGAAACCCGCCCGTGCAAAGCACTGAGCCAGGGCCTGCACACGTCCAGGTCAGATCCGCGTCGAATACAACCCCGCCTACTGTAGTGCTCCAGACTGGCTCCGTCGCGCCGCTGGTGCTGGGCACGCTCGACGGTGCGCCCACGGGTGCGCCGGTCGTGCATATCTGCAAATTGCCGTTGCTGTCGAGGATCGCGGTATCTAGAAACGTGTAGGTGTAGGGCGACCATGTTCCCAGATTCCCGCAGTTCGTCCAGAGGATCGTGTTCCCGTCCTGCGTGACGCCCTGAAACTTCCCTGACCATGTTGGCTGCGTCGAGCCGGTGCGCCCAAGGTTGTTAACCCCGCTTACGACTTCTATGTTTTCGTTGGCATCGAAAACGGGATACCACACTGACGGACTGCTCAAGGGTTGCCAGTAGGTAAGATTCGACGGCGTGTTGAGGATCGGCGCGGAGGTTGGGCCTGCCAACGACAAATTTTGCACCGCTGGCCCCTGACACATCCATGTCACCGTCCCGTCTGTTGTGCTTCTGCCGGTGTTTTGCCATGCTGGAGCGGTTGAGCCGCTGAGTCCTCCGTTGCTCGCCCTGCCGCCGCCAAATCCTGAGTCGGTTATCACTCCGGTTGCGGGACCGTAGTAGAGGAAATACGTGCCGTTCGTGAGCGGAGTTAGCCCGAATTGCGCCGGTAGGTTGGGGTCATAGGGCAACCGCTGCCCGTTCAACTGTGTGAAGCTCGTCATGCCCCCGAACTGCACATTACCGCCTGGGGTCCATTGCGGCGAGGGGGTAGTCCAGATGACTAGCAAGACATAGTGCGGTGACAAGCCCCCGGTAGAAAGCACCTGCACGCTTTGCACTTGTAGGCTGGCCGCCGCGTTGCTGATGACCTCTTGAATGTTGCCGCTGGGGTCAACTATGAAATCGCCGCCGTTGTACTGCGTGTTCGGCTGCCATGTCTTCGCGGCTTGCGTCCATTTCATTTGCTGTAGGTCGTTGGTCATTATCAGCTGCGTACCAACACCCAGAAAGCGCGTGCGGCCCGCGTTGGGCGGCTTGCCGAAAAGCGATGTACCGGCAGGGTGCCCCGCTGTCACGTCCCAGACTTGACTTAGGGAATCGCCCAGAATGACGACTTGCTGCACGTTGCTTTGAATATATTTAAAACTATAAAAACTAAAAATAGGAGGGTAGTAATTCGGGTTATAGACGATCAGCCCCGCCCGTCTCTGAAATGTGAGCTTGGCGGTAATCTCGCGATTCAGCCCGTCGATCAGCGAATCAAAGCGCGAGGCCCCATAGAACTTGCCATACAGGTACGGCACGGCGGCGTCACGTAGCGGGCTGCGCTGCGTCCACAGCCCGGTGATGTAGCGATCCATCGACAGCGGCGCGTACTGCGTCGGCTCATGGGCTACGCCCGCAGTTTCCAGAGGCCCAGACATTTAGGTGCCCCTTCCCGCTGTGCCCTGTTGGGTCGCGGCCTGCGAGCGCATAACCGTTCGCGTCATGTTCATCCAGTTGGACAGGAACAGATCTCGCGCCTGGTCATCGAGACCGTCTTGCAAGGAGAGAATGCGAGCCAAAAACCAGCGCTCGAAAACAGGGAAGCGCGAGTCATTCACCAGTAAACTTAAAAAAGCTAAAAACCCAAGATTGTAAACATGGGCGAAATAATCGGGGACCACATCCCACATCGAAGCCGGGGAGCTGATGAGACCAGGGCTGCGTTGATAGTCGCCCGCGACCGTGTACACCGCATCGGGCGTGTTCTTCACGCGAAAGGTTATCGTTCCCTGGTTGTCGTTGTACTGCGGCGCTATCAGTGTCGGGCGGCTTTGCGTCGAGTCTTTGCCCAGAGATATAGCCCCGTTGAGCGCGAAGTTTTTCCCGGTTGAATCGCTGATCCATTGCGTCTCGATGAATCCAAAATCGGGAATCGGAACGGGGTAATCGGTGAGGCCGGTCTGAGTAGGGAACTGGAAGCTACGGCGATTGAAGGGCCAGCGGAACGGCGGCGCGAGGATGGTTTGCAGCACCAGGTTGCCCGCGAAAATTCCCGGCTCCTGGCCGTTGACATAGATCGGCTGGTTTTTTAAATATGGCCGGACGAAGTTTGCCGAATTTTGTACAGTCAGCGTGACCATGACGGCTACCTAGTACGGCGTTGATGGGTCTCTTGGGTTCCTCATGCCTGGGTAAACCGCATCGACGGGATAGCTCGCCGGGACCAGGCCGTACATATTCAGCTCTTTATCTCCAGATTTTTTAATTTCTAAAAGGCTGGAAATCCATTCCTGATAATCCGGCTGGAAGCGCTGCCGGTCCTTGGGATCTGGCGAAGCATCGAGCGCATAAGCCCGATAGCCCTTGCGGAAGTTCCGCGCCTGGTCGTCGGGGATGGGATCAATCATCTGGTCAAACGTGGTGAAGGTCGGCGGCAGCATCTGATAGCGCGGGATAATCTCCCACACTGGCCCGGTCCCCCCTGGCAGCGGGTACACGCGAAAGCCCTTGGAGTTAGGCGAGCAAATAATCCAGCTCATCGTGCCATCAGGTATGATCTGCCCTTCTGCTGGCGCTGGCCCTAGCGACGGCGGCGTTGCGCCGGTTGTGCCGAACGTCCACACGCTTAGAATTTGCCCCTCGAAGAGAATCCCCATCAGCGGGTTGAACTGCACGGGGTTGCTGCCCGTCACCAGCGGGTAGTAAGTCACATTCGCCCCTGGCCACGCGCCTAGCTTCATGTGTCCGTTAAACATCCAGCAAACGTCTGTGATCGGCCCCTGACAGTAGCTGGTCGTTGGGATGTCTTTGCGTGCGGTGATCTGCTGTAGCGGCTTGGGATTCGACGTATTGTTGATGTCGATTCGATCGGCATTTTCCAGCCAGCCGATATTGTTGTTAAGCCCCGGCGAGGGGTAGTCCTGCTGCCAGGAGTTCGTCCAAAACGCATCGGCCAGCTGGCGATTCCACTTCCAATTGAAGCGCTCGGAGATTAGATCGCTCATCACATCGTTGCCGATGTCGAGCGCGAGCTGCGAGCCATAACCGGCAGGGTGATTAAGCGGAGACGGCACACCCTGCGCGGTTATGTGATCGATGACAGCCTGAAGCGAAATGGTAGAGTTTCCCATTTTTATTTTTTAGAAACTGTGGATGCTACGACCGCCGCCTGGTCGGTTGCGAACGTTATCCCAATGCCCACACTCGCATTTGCGGGGTGCGGCTCAATGGTGCTGGCAGGCGTCCCGCGCTCTACAGCAAGATTGTTGGGATCGCTGCTGTTGGTAACCGTCATGTACTCAGAGTCGATCTGGAGGACCGTCCCCACGCCTACGCTCGTTTCTGGCGCGTTTTCGAGTGCAACGGTGGTGTCCGTCTCCCCGTCCATCGGCAGCGCCAAGATGCCCCACTCTCCCGGCTCCGATTGCGTGCCTGCGGGTGGCGGAGCTGGCGGCTCGGTTGGCCTGATGCCGTGCTGATCGAGGGTTGCCCAGATCGTGTCTATCTCGGTCTGCAATTCCTCAACAGTCGGCGGATCTGTTTCGGCGGCCTGCTGTGTGGGTGGTATGGCTTTGGGTGTGGCTTTGGCGGGTTTTTGTGGCGGCTGCGTCTGTTCTTCTTCGTAGTTGTTTGCCATCGCTCGGCTCCGTTTCTTCGCTGGTTTGGCCGCTTTGACGGCGGCTTTTTTCTTAGTAGGCATCGCGCCCCCTTCAGACTCGATCGGGAATGAACGGCACTCCATCGCGTTCAAACGTGAACGATGGCCCCCGAATCTCATCAAGCCCAGATTCCTGGGACATTTCTAAAAACTTGTCATATATAAGTTTTAGTTTTGTATATTCCTCGGGGTGTGACTTTCTCAGCGAGGGATGCGGGGTGAAGATTTTCATTCGGCAGCGCAGGCATTGCAGCAACCAGGTGTAACCGTCGAGCATCTGCGTGCGTACTATGCACGGCTTGCCATCGCCCGCGTACACGTTCTGCGGCCTTCCGCCCTGGCGGTGGCGGCAGATCGACTGCGCCATTTCCATGTTGCGCCGCTCGGCGGCTACATCGGCCTGGATCTGGCGATTGTGGGCCTCTACCGCTTCTTTGCGAGCCAGCCGCCGCGCATTGTCATCTTTAACCCGGTCTAAATCTAAAATCTTAGCTTGCAGATCTGTCGCGGCAATGAGCCGCTGCATCTCTTCCAGGCTCATGTGCTGAAACTCTTGCGGGATCGCGGGCAGCGCTTCTTTCGATGGTTTGGGCATGAGGCATCCAACCTTTCGGAGTGAAACTCAAATTGAGGGGTGCGCGGGCTTATAGGTGAGAATCAATCCCCAAATTGCTGTACACCCGTATAAAACCCGCGCTCTCCAGCGCCGCATTCGCGTTAGGTGTGTCGGAGGGACGGCAACCCATTGGCACACCTACGCGGGCGGCAGGTTAAGACTTAGGTTGTCTGGGGTACTGCATCCCAACAACGGGCGCGGCTCGTCGTATCTGGCGGCGGGCCGAAAGCGAGAATCGCGTTATAGGAAACGCCCCCACCGATAACACCCGGAGGGTCGGCCTGGTTGCCCATCTGGTATTCGCCCATCCACAGTTTCATGTTTTTGTAATTCCCATCGTCAACATCCGTGCGGTTCTCACGGTTGAGCTTGATGGTGATGGCGGCGTCACGTCCGGCGCAGTAGGTGCGAATAGCCGTGTTGCCGGTAGCTTTCCAGTTGGGGGTCTGAGTGCAATTAGTGCTCGCCATCCAATGAACACCGAACAGCTCAATAATGCGGATGCTGTCGCCGTCCTCTGGGTCGGGCAGCTCAGACAACTTCATCTGTCCTTCTGCGGTGTGCTTCCAGATGTCCACGATGCTGTTATTGGACGTGTCGAGCGCGACCATATCAGCAATGAAGAAGGGGTGAATCTTGCCGCCAAAGTAGCCGGTGTCCAGTTCGGCCACGTTCTGACCGCGCAGGCTGAAAGGTGCCTGCTCGATCATCGCCTTTGTGAAGTTGGGCGATCCTACCGTAGCGTCCAGGTTGGCAGTCTTCGGATCTAAAATCCTTAAATAATCGAAGATTGCCATTATCAAATCATCGACGGACAGGCCAAGGCGATACGCCATTTCACGGCGCAGCGCGATCATGTCATCGCTGATCGAGGTAACCAGGGCCTTGTCGCTGATGTTGAGGTAATCCGCCCACTGGCCAAGAACATAGTCTTGGAAATTGGCGGTGGTGGTGATGCCGGTTCCCACCGTGCCCTCGGCCTGTTCCTGAGTATTCGCGGGGAACACTGGCCACATGAAATTGCGGTAAATTTGACCAGACTTGGCAGGCATTGGCAGCCTGGTCGTCATCCGCATCATCACCAGTTTCGCTTTTAGGTTTTCTAAAAAGTTTTTATTATAAAACGTTGAAAAGGCTGCCTGCGGCATATTGCCGGATTGCATCGAGGCTGGCGAGAAGCCATCGCAGAATGCAGCTCCGGGGTGTGCAGCACAGGACAGCGCATAGCGCGAGGTAACAACGATCGCAGAACCTAGCGCAACGATCAGTTGGAGGATTGGGAAAACAACCCAATCGACCAGCCAGCGGGTAAGCCTCTCTGTCGGCATGGCAGTGCTCCGGTCACGCACTGCAAACTAAAAAACCGGGAGTTTTTAGTTTGCAGGCGCAACAGTGAGCGCAGCGACAGCCACAGCAAAGCCAGGTTCCGTTTCAAGTTTTCTACGGTACTCGGCACTGCTCATCGCGTCGATCTGCGCTCGGGTGTACTTCGGCGTTTGTGATGCTGGAGCGGGCGCAGGGCTTGCGTGGTTCGCCCTGCGGTAGCTCGCAGCGCCTCTAGGCCGCCGTACAGTGACCGGAGTTTCCGCCGGGTGCGCGTCGGGTGATGTGGCGTCTGTGTCCTCTTCGGGCACGAACAGGCCCTGGTCGGACAGCTCGTTAAACACCGCGTCGAGAATTTCGGAAGTGATATTTTCATATCCCCCCGCCCTAATGACTGCGGCATCGTTCATTAACTTGTAGTTGGTCGGATGCTTCGGGAAATCTGGCCGGTTGATCGACCAGGCCGTTTGTATGGCGGCAATACGCTTCACCGTTTCCTGATTGGCAAACGAGCTGAAGTCGAAGCCTGTATGACTTTCTATAAGTCTGGTAAGTGCGGCAGGGGCCTTGGCCGGGTTGGATAGATCGGCGGTGAGTGCCATCTGCTCACCCGCCGATAGCGGCGCTGGCTTCGGAGGGGTAGACGCGGCCCCTGTCGCTGGTCGGGCGGTTCCGCTGCCGTTAGGCTCGGAAGATCCACCAGGCCGGGTAGTGGTTAATTGTCCGCGTAGCTCAGAGATGGTGCGCTGGCCGTGCTCTACAGTCTTGGCCGCTTTGTCGAGAATTTCTTCCCGTGTTCGGCCCCAGACACGTAAAGGGTGCGTTCCATCTTCAGGATCGATTTCGAGGCAGAGTCGGCCCGATTGATCGGGCTTGCCATCATTCAGCCAAGTGCGTGCCATACCTTCGGGGGAACCTTTTCGAACAAATTTGGCATACAACGCATTTGTTAAGATCTGGCAATTTTTAAAACTAAACTTCTATTTTTTTAATTTGTTCTTGCACCATGAGCTGTATATCTCGCATCACGGTTTTGAAGCATGAAACATAAGCCCATTCGTTGACGATCTTTTCTTTGTTGCTCAGCGGATCTTGCGAGGACAGCAATGTAACACCTTTTTCACGATTCGCGATAGCCGAATTTAATAACCTCAAAAATATGCCGAATCCAGGCTCGTGGATGAGCCGCCGCAGCCAGGTGCGGTCTTCATCGGTGAGCGGTTCGCCGTTCGCTTTCGTTTCGCCCAGCGTAACCGTTTCCGGGTCGGCTTCCATCGCGGGGTCGCGGCCCTCCATGAGAGCCGCGTGCTCGTCACTCAGCGGTAGTCCCGTTAGATACCGTTCCAGTTGGTCTGCCAAGCGCTTCCCTCAGTACCGCGTCAGTGTACGCCAGAACCACGGGAACGTTGTCAGGGAACGAGCGCCACTCGACGCCCCGCACCCGATGCCGGTAGCGAACAAGTTTCTTATGGCCGTGGAGTCGCACGCGAAACCCATAGTGAAATTCGCGGTACTCGGCAAAGGCGGTCATAGACTGGCCCTTGTCGCGGAACATCGCTTGCAGCTGATCGATCGCGAAGTGTAGGCGCTTATGCTTCCACTCTTCCAGCTTTTCGCCGCCCAGGTCGATCGCCTGCTGCGTGCGTAGCGTCTGCCGCTCGACTTCCATCAAGCGCCGCGCCAGCCAGCCGCGCAGTCCCCAATTTTCCAGCGCCGTGTACCCAGGGCTGATTTCTTCTTTGGTGGTCGCCATGTACAGCCGCTCGGCTGTAATCTTATCTTTCTGTGTTTCTAAAACCATAGCTTTTTAACGTCTCCTGTAGCCGAAGGTAACATGAGACGTTGCCTCGCGCAAGCGCCTTTAATTACCCTGCAATTACATGCTCAAGAAATACATTCTCGATGCGAACGGCAACCCGGTGGTTTGCACCGATCTGATGGCATGGGCGGCGTGGTATGAGACGGGGGACCAGCGCAGGCTAGCGTTTGACCAGGTTGGGGAAGTTAAAATCTCGACCGTGTTTTTAGGTTTAGATCACAACTTCGCGATGACCGGCCCGCCGATCCTCTGGGAAACCATGATCTTTGGCGGGCCATTTGACCGCGAATTATACCGCTACACTACGCGGGATCTGGCGCTGATCGGTCATGCTGAGGCCCTGCTGATGGTGAAAACTACCATGCGCCACAAACAGCACGTTGAGGGGAAACGCCACAAATGGGAGACTTAGGGAACCCGCACTATAACACCG